ACCGCGGCTTTCGGCAGCGTCCAAACGCCGTCAAGCGTAACCTCGACCGGCGCGCCGTTCTTGGCGTCGTGCTGGCACACGCCGGCGAGCGCGCCGACAACGATGAATTGCCCGGACACCACGTCCGCCGGCGCGGGAAGGCTCACGGTAGAGCCGGGCTGTTGAAAATTACGGGCCATATGTCGTCTCCTGTTGTTGCCGCACGTGCGGCGATAGCTTGCCTTGCGGCGCCCACAAGCAATTATCCGGCGCGTATTCGCCAGCCGGGTTTATCCGCCGCAATTGGAAATGCGGTTGCGGCTTGCGGCCCATGTCGGCGATGAAGCATTCGAAACCGTCATCGCCGTTTTCGCCGATGCGCCACCGCTCGCACACCGGACCGCGACGGGTGCCAAAACGGGCATTCACCCATGCGCGATATTCCGGCCACCATGCGCCATTGTTCGCGGCTTCGTGCTTCACGCGTGCCAGACCGGAAGCCCGCCATTCGATAAGAAGGCAACCGCACGATTGCGTGTTGCCCTTCCGTAGATTGGTGCCGGCGACGATCGTTTCCTTCCCGCAATCACAGCGACAACGCCACATTGCGCATTCGCCGCGCGTGCCAGCGCTTTCGATGACGGTCAATCGCCCGATGCGTCGACCCATCATGTCGATAAACCACATGATCCCTACCAACCCTTGTTCGATCGAATCACAACGTTGCGCGGTGGCGCCGTTCCTTCGGCGCGTTGCAACTCGGCTTCCAATTGCGCGATCGTGCGCAGGATTTCGTCATTCGACTTGTAGCCAACCGTTCGCGAGTCGAACCCGACGCTTGCCACGTCGCCGAGATTGGCGCGCAGCTTTTCGATTTGCGCCCGGATGCTCGCGGCGTCGGTCATGGCGCCCCGCCGGGGTTCTTCCATGCGCCGCGGAAATCGATCGGGCCGGCGCCAACGTGCCAGTGAACGCGATAGGACGTGCCGAGCCGCGTGAATTCCTGTTCGGTTTCGAACCGCGGCGACTCGAAGCCGGCGAGCGTCAGGAACCGGATCACCGGATAGGTGCCCGGCGCCGCGAACAGATACCATTCGGTCGGCGTCGCCAGCCGCGGTTCCACCGCGACTTGTAGCCGGCCGGCAAAAACGTTCACGTCCTCGACCGTCGGCGGCGTGATCGTCGCCACCAACTTTTCCGACGTGGTTTGCAGCTCGGCGGGAACCAACAGGATCGCCGGCGACAAGCCCAAGGGTTCGGTGCTGTTCGGCGGCGATTGCTTTTGCATCGCCGTGCGGCCTTCCGATAGCGTGGTTTCATCCGGTGGCGCGCCGGCGGCCGTGGTCAGGTTCTTGTGGTCGACGTGAAACAACGCCTTGCCGTCAGCGAGCCCGCTGCCGAGCGCGGCGACGATCAGCTTGGCTTTCAGTTGCGCGGTGGCGAACGCGATATCGCGAATGCTGCGATCGATCCCGGCAAGATCATCGTTGACCAGCACTTGGAACGTGACGCCGATCCTGCGGGCATAGCTGGCGACCATCAACGTTTCGCCTTCTTCGTCCAAGGTGCCCGATGTGATCTCGCCACCTTGGCCGAGCAATTCCAGCGACGGGAACGACGTTAGCCGGGCTTCGGTGATCCGCCGGAAATCCCGCGCCGTGCCGGTGGCGACGATCGCGCTCGCGCCGCTTTGCGCGGCCCGGAACAGCTCGCCGAGCCGCCGGCCCATGTTGTCGCCGAGCACGGTGGGGAAATCGGACGTTGAATGCAGCCCGCCCGGCGAAGCGCGGGTGACGAACGCGGCGCGGTAGATTTCCGCCGGATCGTTGCCGATCGCGAGCCCGCCGGCGCGCAAGCTGTCGCGCGCCATGTCGATCATGCTCCGGTGCATGAACGGCCGTGCGCGTTCGCTCGGCGCCGTGCCGGCCATGCGGCAATAGAGCGCTTCGCCCATGGCCCGCGCGGTGGCGTCCGGCCCGTCGTAGCTTTCGCCGACGGCCGCGCGGATGCGGACACCGCCGCGGGTTAGCAGATCATCAAACAGCGCATTGCGGGCCTGATCGAGCGACGCGCCGTCGTCAATCAAGCCGTCGGTGATATCCACCGGGACGCCGGCCCGGCGGCCTAGCTCGCGGATTTGCCGGTTGATCGCCGCGCGGCCATGCGCGGGCAAGTCGCGCGTGCGCGCGTTCGGATCGGCCGCGACGCCCACAAAGGAAACCTCGCGCGGGCGCCAGCGGGCCGCGGTGCGCGTGCGGCGGCCGTTCGCCTCGCCGTCGCGCCACTCTTGCACGTCGTAGCCGGCGGACAGCCCGGCAATGATGCCGTCGCGGATATCGCCGACGATCGGCGCCAGCTCGGCGCGGGATGACAGGCGAAGCCGGGCAATAAGCTGATCGCCCTCAATCCAAGCATCGTCGACGCGGCCGATGATCGAAGCAACCGAACCTTGCCGGTGCCCGTCCAAGACCGAAGCCCCGCGAAGCGCGGCAAGATCGGCGCCGGCCACGTCCAAGATTTCCAGATACTCGCCGCGGGCATCGCGCCGCGTGACCGGGGTTGCGGTGGCAATGACGGCCTCGATCGTCAGCGCCGCGGCGTCAAACGATCGCGGGCGCACAAGCGCGTCGCGGATTTCCAAGGTGTCGGCGGCATCGCGTGTCAGAAGATCAAGCGGCGACATTGCTAGACTCCACGGTTGTTGCACGCGGCGTGAATCCGTCGGCCGCGATTTCGGCGTCAACGTCCTCGATATCGCGCCCGCGTGCCGAAACAATTTGGGCACGCGATGCGAACCCCGCGTTGACCGCGGCGATATCGGCTTGCGTTTCCTTCCACGGATCGAGCGAAGCCCATTCCGGGAACAGGAACGAAACATCAAAGAAGGACTCGGGCTCGCGATCGAACGTCGGCGCGTTCAAGCGGCCGGACAGGATTTCCAGCGTGACCATGCGATCCCAAGCGGGTTGCAGGAAGCGCGCGACAAGCACGCTCGCGCGGATCGCGCGGCAGCGGCGCTTGAAGTTTTCCAGCCCGACCTTTGCCGAGCTGTAATTGACTTGGCTTAGATCGCCCGTGACCAGCTCGAAAGGAACACCGGCGCCGGCGCAAACCGATCGGGCCAAGTGTGTCAGGAAGCCGTTAAGCCCTTCCATGTCGGTTGTCGGCGACCACGTGATATCTTCGCCGGCGCGCAAGCGGCGCAAGGTGCCGGGCACCCATTGCAATTCCGCATTGATCGCGTCGTCGGTGGCGTGCCCTTCAAGATCGCGGATGAAGCCGGCGACCAAGGCGTTGACCTTGGCTTTCATCACCGCGGCATCTTCGGTGGCGTCCAATTCGAGAATCCGCGTCAGCACCGCGGCAAGCCACGACACACCGCGGATTTGTCCGGGAAAGCGCGGTTCGAACACGTGCGCGATATCTTCCGCGGGCACGCGCACCGCGGCGCCGATCGCGCCGAACAAGGCATCAGGCGACGCCGGCAAAATCCAATAGGCCCGCGGCTCGCCGTTCGGCCCGCGCTCGATCCCGTGATCGATCGTGCCGCCGTCCGGCAACGTTTGCGCCAAGCTGGCGTCAATCTGATTTGCCGGCAGCAATTGAAGGCGCAGCTCGCCGCGATCGGTTGTCAGGAACCGGACGAAACATTCGCCGTCGCCGACAAGCGCGCGGACGATGCGGATCAGAAGCGAACACAAGTCGCCACCTTCAACGTCGGCGCGCCGATAGAACCGGCCCCATGCGGATTCGAGCGCGCGCCGCATGGCGCGGTTCGGATGATTGCTGCGAACCGACGGCCCGTCGCCGATCAGATTGGTTGCCCATGTGCTGGCGATCGCTTCGCCGATCGGCGCGTTGTTCGTCAGATAGGCGGCTTTCTTGGCGAGCGTGTCGCGTGCGGCGAGTGCTTGCCGCGGTGGCGACGCCATGAAGGCCGACGCCGGCCACCGGCCGAAAGGCAAGGCGTCAAAGCCATAGGCTTGCCGCGTGAACAGCGCCCGCGACGCGGCGCGGACGATCGGGCGCATGATCCGGCGCGCAAGGTTCATCGGCGCGCCCTCGACCATGACGCAAATTTGCGTAGTGGAGCGGCGGGCACCGGGGCGCGCCGGGCAAATATAAACGCGCCGTGAGCGCCCGCCGCGATCGCGGCGGCGG